CAAACTCTACACAGGCCCGACTCACAAGGATGCTGATGGCAAACTGATGACTGGCGCAGAGCATACAGAAGAAAGCGAATACCTATACCACAAAGAAGACCTAAACAATGTATAGACCTCAAAAACTCCCAGTAGCCTCACCGAGAGGTGGAAATCGTGGGTGCCTATGCCCAGACAATACCTACAACTCTAAATGCTGCGATGGCTCTCTTGCTGCGCAGGGTGTCGGCTCACTTGTTGGGCAGGGAACCGTAGTTATCAATCCTTAAAAATGTTACAAATAACAAAAACCCCTTTAATTACTTAGATATGAAAGCAAACAATATCCTAAACCGCATCCTTGCTGAACTGTCCTCCATCCGCGAGGTTAAGTTCGAGCAAATGACACTTGAGAACGGAGCCGTTCTTGAGGCAGAATCATTTGAAGCAGGTAACGAAGTATTTGTCATTAGTGGCGAAGACCGAGTTGCTGCTCCAGTTGGCGAACACCTACTTGCTGATGGCCGTATTTTGGTCATCACAGAAGAAGGTATGATCGCTGAAATCAAAGAAGCCGCTACCGAAACTGAAGTAGAGGTAGAAGTTGAAGCCCCCGAAGCAGAGGTAGAACTCGCAGAGGTAGAGGTAAAAGAAGAAGCCCCTGCGGTAGTTGCAATCATTGAGAGAGTTCTTGAGGAGATTGCCATGATGCGCGAGGAGATGAAAGGAATGCGTGAGGAGATGGGCGGATACGCCAAGAAGGAGGAGATGGCTGCGGTTAAAGCAGAACTATCTGCCGCACCTGCTGCGAAAGCCATCAAGCACAACCCCGAAACAAAGCAAGTCCAAAAGATGAGTACCAACCGCCCCCAAAAGACGATTGACCGAGTCCTTGCACGAATCAACAAATAATAAATATAAAAAATGGCTACGACCACTTCAATCACCACAAACTATGCAGGTATTTTTGCGCAGAAGTACATTTCTGCCGCACTTCTTTCTGCTAACACTTTGGACAAAGGACTCATTGAGATTCTTCCAAACGTAAACTACAAAACCACCTTGCAGAAGGTGAACACCAACGACATCGTAAAAGATGGCACTTGTGATTTCGATGCAACTTCTACTTTGACTTTGACCGACCGCGTACTTGCAGTTGAGCCTTTTCAGGTAAACTTGCAGCTTTGCAAGAAAGACTACTACTCATCTTGGATTGGTGGTCAGATGGGAGTCTCTGCTTACGATAGCATCCCTACTTCTTTTGCTGATTTCTTGATTGCCCACGTTGCTTCAAAGACTGCCCAAAAGATTGAGCAGAACATTTGGAACGGTAACGCTGCAAGTGCAGGTGAGTTCAGCGGATTCCTTTCTTTGATGACTGCTGACTCTGACGTTATTGACGTAACCGCTACCACCGTAACTGCTGCAAACGTAATCACCGAGCTTGGTAAAGTTGTAGATGCTATCCCTTCTGCCCTTTACGGCAAAGAGGACTTGACCATCTACGTTCCACAGAATGTCGCAAAGGCTTATGTCCGTGCGCTAGGTGGATTCGGAACTTCGGGTCTTGGAGCAAATGGTGTTGACAATCAAGGCACAATGTGGTACGGCAACGGAGACTTGTACTTTGATGGCATCCGCGTTGCTATGGCAAACGGTCTTCCTTCTAACAAGATGGTTGCTGCTGAAGCTTCAAACCTATTTTTCGGCTGCGGTTTGGCTGATGAGAGAAACGAAGTGCGTGTCCTTGACATGGCCGACCTTGACGGAAGTGCCAATATTCGCGTAATCCTTCGCTTCTTCGCAGGAGTTCAGTACGGAATCGGAGCAGACGTAGTTCTTTACTCTTAATCCGAATTAACGTAAATCAAGGGGGGCTTGGGCTATGTCCTCGCCCCCTTTTTTAATTCTAATAAAACAAAGAAACAATGGCTTGTGATTTAACAAAAGGCAGGGCAGTACCCTGTAAAGACGTAGTAGGTGGCATCCGTGCCGTGTACTTTGTAGATTATGGTGACTTGGGTACTATTACCCTCACCAACGATGAGGTAACCAACATTAGTGGTACTTTCTCTGCTTACCAATACTTGGTAAAAGGCAATAGCTCTTTTGAGCAAACCTTTAACTCAAGCCGTGACAACGGAACTACGTTCTTCACTCAAACCTTGAATTTGACGTTGACCAAACTCACAAAGGAGGACAACAAAGAATTGAAGTTGCTTGCTTATGGCCGCCCTTACGTTATCGTACAAGACTACAACGGCAACGCATTCCTTATGGGCATGAACAACGGAGCTGAAGTAACGGGTGGAACGATTGTAACTGGTGCAGCAATGGGTGACCTATCGGGTTACACTTTGACAATGGAGGGACAGGAGACAATGCCTGCCAACTTCATCGCAGGTGCTACTACTGCCAATCCATTCGCAGGACTTGCAGCTGCTAACGACACGATTGTTGTAGGTTCAAACTCGTAACCTACCACAAGGCAGAATAGTTGAAGGGGCGCAAGCCCCTTTTCTATTTTCAAACAAATCCAAAGTAAAAGGTTATTTATTTAAGATGCATATCCTTCAAGTATCAGCCTCGCCACAAGCAATAGTAATCATACCACGCACGTTCCCTGCGAGCGTTACGATTGCGCTGATTGATGAATCAACAAACACCACCGCAACACCTGCGGTTACTGCTGCCTCTGCTAATGGTTTTATGACCCTCACAGGCACGTTCAGCCTTGTCAACAATAGATTCTATGGCTTGAAGGTATTTGCATCGGGAAATCTAATATATCGGGACAGGGTATTCGTAACTTCACAAACTGATTTCGATAAATTTACGGTGAACCAAAACGTCTACACCGAAGAAACAAGCTACAACAATGAGTACATCATCATCTAAAATTCACGTTGTGAACTTCAGTTCATACACCACACCTGTTGTTAAAGAGGTGCAGGGTAAGGACTTCGTAGAATACGGAGATAACAACGACTATTTCGGGTATCTGATTGACAGGTACAACGGCTCACCTACGAACAACGCTATCCTCAACTCGTTGATGGATTTGACTTTTGGCAAGGGACTAGATGCAACGGATTCTGCCAAGAAGCCGAGCGAGTACGCAGCGATGCGTGGCTTGTTCACCAAGTCTTGCTTGCAGAAGGTTGTGGCCGATTATGTGATGATGGGGCAATGCTCTTTGCAGGTCGTGTACTCCCAAGATCACAACACCATCGTAGAGGTGCAGCACATCCCAGTAGAGACGTTGAGAGCCGCAAGGTGCAACGAAGATGGTGAGATTGAAGCGTACTACTACGCAAAGGATTGGCTTGCGGTGAGCAGCAGAAAAGAGACACCTGTCCGCATCCCTGCATTTGGCAAGAGCCGTGATGGATTGGAGATTCTTTACATCAAACCCTACCGAGCAGGATTCTACTACTACTCCCCCGTTGACTATCAAGGTGGATTGCCCTATGCGGAACTAGAGGAGGAGATTGCCAACTACCACATCAACAACATTCAGAATGGCCTTGCGCCTTCCATGTTGATTAACTTCAACAACGGAGTCCCAAGTGAGGAGGAGCGCAGGAGCATAGAGCAGCAGATTGCCACGAAGTTCAGCGGTAGTTCAAACTCTGGTAAGTTTATTCTTGCGTTCAACGACAACAAAGACCTTGCTGCTACGGTTGACCCTGTGCAGTTGTCGGATGCTGCGGAGCAATATCAGTTCTTGAGTGCTGAATCAACGCAGAAGATAATGGTGTCGCATCGTATTGTCAGCCCTATGCTTTTAGGCATCAAAGACAATTCGGGACTTGGCAACAACGCAGAGGAGTTGAAGACCGCATCTACGCTTTTAGACAATCTTGTTATTCGCCCCAAGCAGGAGATTATTATTGATGGCCTAGACCAAATCTTGGCCTACAATGACATCAGCCTCAACTTGTACTTCAAGACCATTCAGCCTTTGGAGTTCACGGAAGACGTGGTAACGCCTATGGATTTGGAGACTCGCGAGGAGGAGACAGGCGTGAAGTTGTCAAGCCAAGAGCCTACCGATGAGCATTTCGATGCTATGTTCGCAGAGCTTGAGATATTAGGTGAGGTCATCAACGAAGATGAATGGGAGCTTGTAGATGAGAGACCTGTTGACTACGATGCAGAGCAGGCATTGAGCAAGTACGCATTCGCATCAACAGGCAGCGCATTCCCTAACGCTAATAGCAGCCAAGATGGAGTAACGGCTGACGGCAAGAGGTACAAGGTTCGTTATGCTTACGCTCCCGAATCCGCAGCACTTCAGAAATCTAATAGCCGCGAGTTCTGCAAGAAAATGATAGCCGCAGGCAAGGTATACCGCAAGGAGGATGTGCTTCGTATGGATGGTCAAGCCGTCAACGAAGGCTTCGGGCCAAGAGGCGCAGCGACCTATTCTATCTGGTTGTACAAGGGCGGTGCTAGGTGTCATCACTTCTGGATGCGCAAGACGTACTTGGCAAAAGGCGAAGGCGTAACTCCCGATGTCGGCAACCCCAACGCAGAGGTGAGTGTAAACAAGGCAAAGGCAGAGGGCGTGGTACTTGAGACCAATCCCTCTAAAGTAGCGAAACGCCCCATTGATATGGATGATGAGGGATTTTTACCAAAATAAAGAATAGAAATGGCAACGGCATTATTTATTAAAAGAGAGGACTTGGTTCGCAATACCGCGATTGGCGGTAACGTGGACACGGACAAGTTCATCCAGTTCATCAAGATTGCGCAGGAGATACACCTGCAAAACTATACAGGAACAAAACTCTACGACAAGATCAGCAACGACATCATCGCCAATACTCTTGCCAACCCTTACTTGGCATTGGTCAACGACTATCTTCAGCCGATGTTAATCCATTTTGCAATGGTAGAGTACTTGCCTTTTGCTGCGTATACCATCGGCAATGGTGGTGTGTTCAAGCACAACTCCGAGAATAGCACAACGGCAGAGAAGATTGAGGTTGACTATTTGGTCGGCAAGGCACGGGACTTGGCAAAGTACTACACCGACAGGTTTATCACTTATATGAGCTACAACCAAGCCTCATTCCCAGAATACAACGCCAACAACAATGCTGACGTTTACCCAGATACTGACTCTAACTTCAGCTCTTGGGTTTTATGAGTGGCAAGAAACAGACCTACACTCCGAAGCGTAGCAACATCGTGAAGTTAAAGAGTTATTTAGACAATGGGCATACAAGGCGATTGGGGACAGGGAGCAGCAAACAATGACATCTATTGGGGTCAAGCTGCTGCAACGAATAGTATCTCTTGGGGTATGGTTCAGCCATTGTCTTATGGCCATCCGACTACAAACCTTTATGGTGCTAACGAGCAGGAGGTTTGGCAGTCAATAGTAGAAATTTGGAACACTTGGTCAACAACTTGGGAAGCATAAAATTATGGGAACAACTTTAACGGGGACAACCCCACAGGA